CTTTAACCCTAATTACACTGGGGTGCATATCCTTAAAATATATATGCCTCTTTTCGTCATATATATTTCGCGCAAGGAGTTTTTCCCGGGATGGCCAACCCTCAGCCAATTCCTTTATAGTTATCCCTCCTTTACGCAGGATTTTATCTATGTACCCCTTATGCCTGTTTTTATTCATGAAATCCTTTAACCAATTATCCATATCAACTTTCAAAACCATCTGGTGATGAAACATTTCTAAAAAATTGTACGCTGTGCTATTTGTCCCACACGAAGCATAAGCTAGCCCTATAGAACCAGCTATTAAACTAATCGGATCTCTATTTTCCCCAGAATTTCCATACATTATACGACTCATCAAACGATCAGCAGTTTTGTATGGGAGTACAGGCGGTAACCGAGTATCACTGGTTACACTTTCTCTCTTAACAAAGTAGTATTGAAGAAACTTAACTCCTGGCTTTATTATATTATCATGAGCATCTATTTCCGTCAAAAATTTATCCCTATTACTACCTTCCTTAAATCTCATATCCATTTTTTTAACAAATTCACAAAAAGATTCATAATTAACATAGGCTCTGAATATCTTAGGAACAAAACTAACATTATCATCTCCAGAAACCCCTATACCAACGTCTCTATTCATAGCTGCTTGGAAAAGAGCACCCCCACAAGGTTTTGTCTTTATTATGAAGGCGACGTATTTATAAAAAGTTTTAGCTAATATTTTACTATCTCCCCCAGCAGTAACCTTGCTACCAGATGACATTATCCCGTCAATTTCCATCCAATTACCTGATGGATCTTTAGCAACATGAAAGCCCAAATTATGAGCAGCAACCTTAACAAGTTCCACAAAAATCTTAAAATTATGGCCGGTGCATTTATTAGGGTCTATGTAACGCACTGTCCCACAAGAAAACTCATTTAATTCCGTTCGTTTAATTGTACAATCATACGATTCCAAGTCGCCGTCAAACCAAAAATGATCATCACTATCATATTTCATACTCTTAGCAAAATGATAAGCACCACCATAATAAGAAGTATAACCGATTTTTATTGGTCCTTGCCTCTCCAAAAGCATAGAAAATTCTTGTGTGAGAGTATTAACTAGATAATCTAAACAATCCGATAGCCAAATATATCTTATTTTTTCGCTAGCTTTCATAATTGCCACAGGATCCTCTCCATAAACATTGAACATTTCCTTTTTATAGTCAATCTCAATTATAGGCGTTGGCAGTTTAAAAGGTTGCCCAGACTTAAAATCTTCAACAGCCTCTCTAAGAACTTTCATAGCATAACCCATCTGTAAGCCTTTAGTACCACCAACAGTAGCCACAAACCGAATCCCTTTATAATTAACCACCCTCTTAGGACCAGGTCTTAAACCAGGCGAGGTGTTCAACCTATAAACAATACCCTCCATAGCTTTCTCGAAATCCCAAGCATAAGCTTTGAAGTATTTTTCCGTCCCAAGAGCATGGTATAATAAATAATTGGCATCATTATTCAAGGATGCCAAAAAATTCTTTATTCTAGGAGTAAACTCATTGGGCTTTCTGAGTTTATCAGCTACTTTAGCAATTTTTAATTCAGTTATATTAGAAGTTGAAAGCACAGTATAATCATACTTATTGCCATCTATAACCTTCCAACCAAAAATTTTATTGTAAAGCGACATAGTCCTGAGTATGGTGACATTTAGCGTAGGAACTTTTGTTTCATCATAACCAACCGATCTATGCCCAGCTCCAGGCAAACGAGTTTTCTGCCAAACATTCTTAGCAAAAAAATCATAAGAAAGTTTAGTACCCGGAGAAAATGAAAAACTAGCATAATCATCCAGATATTTCATATCATAATAACAAACAAGCCTCTCAGCATCTTTATAAGGATCACCGAGAACATCTGACTTAAGAATCTTAGTATCAAAGCTCATCCTAGG